ATAGGTTATGTAATCAATATTTAACTTATTCTTTATCAAAGCGTTAATGTGCTGAAACGAGATAAAGTATTATCACTGATATGAATAGCAAAAATAATAACCTACTATTATTATCTTAAATTGATGCAATTAAATCAATTTAAAATCAATGGATTAGTCCACTAATTTTACAGACTTAAATAAAAGCTCGAAAAATAGCGTGTTTAGTAAAAAAAGGGTAGAAAGATAAAAAAAGCGTTACTAAAGAGTAACGCTTGAGTAACGAGTATGATTAGCTGAACTAGTTGCTGACAGTGACAGCAAACTCACCGAGTGTGACGACTTTACCGGCAGTAATTTTACAGCGTTTACGTGTTTCTACTTCACCATCAACGCAAACGAGGCCTTCAGCAATAATATTTTTTGCAGCGGCTCCGCTTTCTGTCCAGCCTTGGAGTTTTAATAGATCACACAGTTCTACATAGGGGTGACCATCTAATTGAAATGTTTCCATTGATTAATTATTTCCTATATCAGGATCGTGATATTCTTCGCAGGCTTGCAACGTATTTTGAATCAAAGTCGCTACAGTCATTGGACCTACACCACCCGGAACAGGGGAGATCCACCCCGCGCGTTGAGAGGCTTGTGCGAAATCAACATCACCAACCACTTTACCGTTTTCAAGGCGATTAATACCGACATCAATGACAATAGCGCCAGGTTTTATCCATTCACCAGGAATAAAGTTAGGTTTACCAACTGCCACAACCACCAAATCAGCATGTTCAACATGAAAACGTAAGTCTTTAGTAAAACGATGAGTGACAGTCGTTGTACAGCCTGCAAGCAGTAGCTCTAAACTCATTGGGCGACCAACAATATTTGAAGCACCAATAATTACCGCATTTAAGCCATTCATTGGAATATTGCAACGCTCTAAGAGTGTGACAATACCACGAGGGGTGCAAGGACGTAGCTTAGGTGCACGTTGGCACAACCGACCAATATTGTAAGGATGGAAGCCATCAACATCTTTATCAGGATGAATACGTTCTAATACTTTGACGTTATCAATTCCCGCAGGTAAAGGGAGCTGCACTAAAATACCATCAATAGTATTATCTTCATTTAGAGTATCAATGAGATTGAGTAAATCTGCTTCACTTGTAGTATCCGGTAGATCGTAAGAGCGAGAGATAAATCCTACCTCATCACAAGCTTTACGTTTACTAGCAACATAGATTTGCGATGCAGGGTTATCACCGACTAAAATAACCGCTAAACCCGGTGCACGTTTTCCTATCTTAATACGTTGTTTTACTTTTTCTGCCACTTCACTTCTGATGGTCCGCGCAATCGTTTTCCCATCTATAATTCTTGCTGACATCTATACATCCAAATTATTCAATTATGGTATTGCTCTATTTTGTCAGATCATAAGCAATCTGTCAGTTGATTACTTACCATATTTTAACCATCTAGTTTGATTTTGTGGAAAAATCGTTGACTCTCAGAATGTTGAAAGTATAATTCACACCCGTTATCAGCATAAATGCTAACGTCTATTTCCCCTCTAGGCGCCCTTAGCTCAGTTGGATAGAGCAACGGCCTTCTAAGCCGTAGGTCACAGGTTCGAATCCTGTAGGGCGTACCATTTAAAATCAAACACTTACACTCATTTTAAATTCTCTACTTTTCTTAAGTGGGACGTATTTGGGACACAAGTGCCAAAAATACTGTCTATTTGCTTTGCATGTTCAGTTAAATGATTAGGCGCTAGGTGAGCATACCTTCTAACCATATCAACTGATTCCCATCCGCCCATTTCTTGTAATACTGAAAGCGGAACTCCTGACTGAATTAACCAGCTCGCCCATGTGTGGCGCAGATCATGAAAACGGAAGTTTTCTATTCCTGCTCTTTTTAACGCTGCTCTCCATGCTGTGTTAGAATCAACTCGCATTTTCCTAACGCTTGGTGTTAATGTTCCGTCTGGTCTCTTCTTTGATTCAGTATGAACAAATACCCACTTGTGATGGTTTCCTATTTGTTCCTTAAGAACCTGACAAGCAGTATCATTTAAAGCAACACCAATTGCTTGTCCTGATTTGCTATCCTCTGGGTTTATCCATGCAACTTTCCTTTGCATATCAATTTGACTCCACTCTAAATTGATAATATTGGATCGCCTTAATCCAGTGGCCAATGCAAATGTAACTACGGATTTCAGTGGTTCAGGGCATTCTTGAATCAGTCTTTTAGCTTCATGATGTTCTAACCACCGAACCCGCTTTTCTCTGATTGTTGGAACTTTGATAACTGGAGATTTTTCTAACCATTTCCAGTCACGTTCAGCAGCTCTTAACAGGGATTTCATGATGGCGAGATGCTTTGCTTTGGTTGCGTTACTGACAGGGACATCAGTAAATGCGGGGATTTCCTTTCCCTTTCTTTTAGCTGATTCCGCTTGTTTTTCCCATCTCTCCCTTGCTTTTCTGTTTACCATCTTATTGATAACGGAATATATTTTTGCTTCTGTAATATCCTTAAGTCGGTAACCTTCAAAGTGATCTAACCAAAAAGAAAGCCGACCTTTATCATCATCCAGTGATTTTTTGTCTGCTTTCTCTTCTATCCACCTAACAATAGCCTCTTCAAAAGTAACATCTGGGAAGTCACCAAGACGTTCTATGCGCCATAACTCGACCTTTCTTGTGTCGTGCAACTCCTGCGCGAGCTTCTTGTCCTCTGTGCCAAGAGATTCCTTGATTCTTTTACCGCTTGGCGTCGTGTAGTTTCCGTACCATATTTTACCTCTTCTGAATAAAGACATGATTTTCCCTCTCGTGTCTCACCAGCGTTCACTGGTATATTGTGAATTGATTTATTAGCTGCCGCAATACACGCAGCTCTCGTAAATAGGTATGGCGAGTTTTTCTTTGATGGATCCTTTCTTGTGTATGCAATCAATCCTAGCTTGCACCAACGAGAGAGAGTGTCTTCTGATATACCAATATATGCGGCAGCTTCTTTTCTTGGCATGGTCATCCCTTCCATTTTACCCTCCTATCCATTCTTCCTTTTATACTGTTCATGATCATCACCACAATCTTTACTACAATATGCGCTATTAGGTGCTACCGGTTCTTCGTGACACCAGATGCACATGCCGTTATATGATTTAATTGCTACCTTGCGATTTGATAATGACAATTGAATATATAGTTCGTTTGTTTCATTTGCTGAGTCGATAATGTCCATAATCTACCTACGCTATTTTCCATTCATTTAATATTTTATTTCCGATATTAATTAATTCATCTCTATCGACAGTATTAATTATCTTTCTTGGTTTGATATATGGTCGCCATATTAAAAGCATTGAGCTTTTATTGTTTCCATTGACGGGTTTGTTTGTTCCTGCATTAATAAAAGATATTCGACCTCCTGTAATTAGTCTCACTTCATCAACTGTTTCTAATGCAGAATTAAACCAGCCAACAGAAGTATCAGCAGGAATTAACATCACGATAGGCTGTAATTGCTTTTTGCATTGCTCAGCGGCTTTGTTTACCCATGGCTGAATATCTGAATAGGGCGGATTCACCCAAATAGCCCCGTAGCTTTCCCAATCGCAATTTAACGAGTCGTCTTTTTCGGTGAGGTAATGAGAACAGAGAGCATTATTTTTATCAGCAGCGGCATCTAAATAGAAACCAAATTCAGCGTCCAATGGTGTAAACAAAGTTAGGGGAGTTTGCCATCTATCACGCAGTTCCTTTGGTGTATGACTACCTCCATAATCAGTTTTCATGTCTCACAATTTCTCCACAAACAACCTCAACATTCCTCACTGACATTAAATATTCAGCATGTTGATTGCATTCCGATTGCGTATAAATATCTTCCGTTACAGGCACAGCAGAACCCTGCATTAACATGAGTAATACATATCCGATTATTTGCATGATTATTTACTTTTGAATTAAATCAGCGCGAATATATAATGTGTCAGTTGAATGAATTCTATCTGCACACCAAGTCACATCATCACTATATAAGTTAACTGGATATACAGGTTTATTTTCCTCCTCTGGCTCAGGGTCGACTTGTAGCCATATTAATTCTGGTGCGGTAGGGCAATTAATACTTTCTGGTAAGTTATTAATTAAGCTCTCTCGTGATGCTTGCCAGCTAATCCACATTAAATCTACATATTGGTCAGCGTAATTTAATCCGTTATTTGCTGTTTCAAATTTATTATTTATTTCCGCATCATCCATGTGAAACTTAATAAACTCTTCAAACTGCTGCCTTGATTTATCCATCACTCCACCTTTTTAAATAAACTGTTAATGACTTTAATTAGAAAATAAATAATTATCAGTTGAATAAATACCATATTCATTCCTCTTCATTGCATCCCTGCGAGTTAAATTATCATGCGAACTTTGGTAGCTTATTACCTGTAAGTTCCTCTGCGTCCTTCATAAAGTCGGTGGCTTGCTCTTCCATTCCAACGCCGAAATCATATTTATGAACCGCTTTAGCCATTAAGAAAGCGCCAGCAAAAAGAACTTCTTTCAACTTTTCATTTTCTTTTTGTAACTGTTCAATAGTCATATCTATCTCCTGTTTGCATCCTTGCACTGAGTCC